ACCTGCTGGACCAACTGGAGCAACTGGAGCAACTGGATCTGTAGATTTTAGTGGACCTACTGGAGCAATTCTTTGGTATGATGGTTCTGCAGTAACTGGAACTACTGGATTTTTATGGACTGAAACTGCTGGAATGGGTGAAGATTATAGATTAACAGCAGGACCTAATGGAAATTATATTAATATGGATTCTTTAGGATCTATGGACATAGCTATAAATCAATTAGATGTAGGAAATACTCTTAGACTTTTTGGAGGATCTACAATTATTGACTTAGTAGATCAAAATGTTGGTGAAGTAACTATTCCTGGAAGTCTTGTAGTTAATATTGATGGAAATGGTGGAACTACTGGACAATATTTAGGTTCTAATGGAGCTGGACAAGTTACTTGGTCAAGTCCATTTGTATATGCAGGTATTACTTCAGATTTAACTGAAGCTAATTGGACTTTAGATGAAGAAAGTGGAACTTATTATTTAGATTATACAATTCCTGGTGTAATATTAAATTCTGATGCAAATGTTCAAGTAACAACTATTAATGGAACTATTTCCGTAGCTCAAGCTTGTTGGTTAGTAACTACTGTTCCAAATCCTTCTGGTGGAACAGCTGGTTCATTAAGATTTGTTGTAGCAAGTGATCCAGAAACTGGAGGAGAATTTTACCTTTCAATTTTAGTTCTTTCAGTAGGAACAGTATAAAAATTTCAAGCTTTAAAATCTATGTATTAGGTAAATGTCATATGAAAGAGGGCCACAAGGAATTCAAGGAGTAACAGGAGCAACTGGAACAAATGGAACTCCAGGAACAACGTTTTCTTACATAGGAACATGGGTTGCAGGTTCTTATGCAGTAAATACACTTACTGTAGATTCTCTTGACAATAATACTTATGTATGTATAGTTCAAACTGAACCTCCATATTTAGCTGATCCACCATCAACACTTCCTTCAAATTGGACATTATTTGTAAATGGTGGACCTACCGGAGAAACTGGACCAACAGGAGCAACTGGAACAATGGATGCTTCTATGTCTTGGGCTTTTGATGGAGCTGGATTAACAGGATCAACTGTTTGTAATTTGGCTCCTCCTTATACTTGGACTACTGGTGGCACTGGTGGCACTTATTCACTAATAAGAACTATGACAACTACTATTCCTGCTGGATGGGTTCCTAAAAGTAATACATTAATTAATCTTTTTATATGGAATACTTTTGTTGCTGTTAATCCTACTACTCAGCAATATTTTACCTATTCACTTAATGGAGGAGCAGAACAACCACTTTCTAAAACTTCAAGCACTCGTCCTTATGGAAATCAAGGACAAAATCAATTTTTTCCTATAACCGGAAATCTTATAGGAATTCCTCTTGCTTCATCAGATGTAGTAGTTATTCGTTTTTATGGTAGATTATTCCCTGGATCTGGAACACACACTATGACTAATCCAAACGAACAAGCTTATGGTGCTTTTACAACAGCTTATTAACTAATAAATATATAAATGGTAAAATTTTATAAGGCAAGAGATGGTGTACATAAATTTGTAGCCAAATTTGATGATGGAGAAATTGTCAAATTTGGAGCTTTTGGGTATGATGATTTCACAATTACCGGAGACAAGAATCAAAAAAGAAATTATTTAGCAAGACATAGAAAACGAGAAGATTGGACAGATCCAAAAACTGCTGGTGCTTTAAGTAGATGGATTCTTTGGAATAAACCTACCTTAGAAGAATCTATAAAACATTATATAAAGAAATTTAATATGCACTTAACGTAAATATGGATTCTAACACTTCAGCAGCACTTTCAATTGGAGCTCTAATAGTCTCAATCGGAGGAAGTATTATTGCTGTAATTAATCATAAGCGAATTAGATCAAACTGTTGTGGAGCAAAAACAGAAGTGTCATTAGACATAGAAAATACAATACCTGTTGAACAAGAGAAACCTTCAGAGAAATAAACTAATAATATAATAAATGAATCTTTCATATTTAGCATTTCTGGAAACTCATCTGAATTATTTAGTTGCCAGACTCTTTGCCCTAGAAGGTGATGAGCGAACTGAAATGATTAGATCTATTAAAAATGTCCGAAATCTTCTAAATGTACATGAAATTAAAGAAACTAAATTTATGAAGGAAATATAAATGAGTTTTAAAATATGCTATAAATGTGGAGGATTAAAAGGTGGTGTACATGCTACTCCAGAAGCATTTCACGCTTGGCTTGACAAAAAATGGGATGCAGTTTTAGAACATCCAATGAATATTCGTAGACAAAAATTTTTACAAATATTTCGTGTTGAATTTCCTCACTCAATGAAATCTCCAATTGTTCTTGTTGGAAATAATAAAAATGACACACTTGAATTTACGGATTGGTCAGACAAAAGAATAGGAAAAGAATTTGCAAATGGAAACTGGTCTGTTAAACTTATACCAAGAGCTTTTACTGAAATTAATAAAGACAAATCTTATTACCATGATCTTCCACGATTAACATTTACTGGAAAAGAAAGAAACCCCGACAAATTAGAAGAACCATAATAGTAATTATTACAACTTCTAATGAATCTTTTCGCATTTTCATGGTCTCAATAGGATCAAATGTTGACATTTATGTTATACTTACATAAATTTCTATGTAAAAATCATCAATTTTTGGGACTTACTGAAAAAAACATGTGAAAAACAGTAAAATCATCGATGATTTTACCATAAAAACCATGTGTTTTTTCGTATTTACTTCAAAAGTCCACATTTTTCACATATTTTCTCTTGCAAATCATTGTCGTGTTTAGGATTTCCATCTAAAAAGCTATAAACACGTGCCATAGCCCATTGTTCTTTAGAAAGTTTTTTACTCATAGGAGCAGGACCTTTCTTAAATGTTCCTTTTATTCTTACCGATTCCGGATTTGTTTCATAAGCACCAATACCTCTATTATAAACTTCTTGAATAATTTTTAATGGAACTTTTGTAATCTTAGAAAGGTCTTGTTTTGAATAAGAATCATCCGGAAGTCCATAACGTTTTAGTACATTTTGCTTACGGGTCATTTCAAATTATAATAATACAACAAACTAATTGGGCACGTGGTAACACCATGATTATGAAAACTCAAAGTTCAGGAAATCAAAATAAGCCCAATTAATTATTACTATATAATAAAATGGAAGTTGTAGAAGCTAAAAAATATAAACATCGAAAATGGGATTGTCCTTATGTTTTAAGTTTAGCTTTACAAAAGAAATATAAGAAATTTCCAGAACTTGGAGTTAATCTTTCAGATGCTAAATTTAGATCAGAAACTCGTAAAGGTCTTAAACATTATGGATTAAAACCAAAAATTATAGACTTAACTGGAATTCCATTATTTACTTATTTATTAGAAAATAAAAGAGATGGATTTTTAAGTTTAGATCATAATCCACCTAAAAATGTTACCCATCTTGTTGCTTTTCTTTATAATTATAAACATAATTGTTTAGATTTTTTTGATTCATTTAATGACACAAGAACTCTCTTTACTTTACGATTAGGAGGAAAAGTAAAGGAATTTATTAAAGACTTTTTTCATAAATATTTTAAAGATGAATTTACAATTCAAAGTTGTTATGAATTTATTGCTGCATGTAACCAGACATGCCACCACGTCTCTGTGCAGGAGGCTTAGAATGAGGCATAGCAGAACCAACACGACGTTCAAGAGCAGCAGAAGGTGCCTGAGCAGGTGCACTGAGAATGTCCTGTTCAGTGAGTACACCCTTGATGATTCTGCTAGAACCCTTAATAGTTTCAAAGAAACCAGAGCTAATAGGCACAGTGTAAATATTTACAGCTCGTGGAGCACCAGTAAAGTTTTGTACACGAAGGTCAAATTGTAGGGTAAAATTTCCTACAAGTCCAGGTGCCTGTCCGGCCTGAAGGGCAAAATCACGACCAGGACGAAGTACAAGAGGACCACCAACAAGTCCAGTTTGACCACCACCTACAAGACTCAAAACATTGGTAGCTCCATTGAGACCAGTAGCAAAAGGAACAGTTCCAAGACCAGACCATTCAGACCAATCCATGTCTACACCATTAGCAACAGACATTTGGTAAAGTTGTTTCTGGGTCATGGTAGAAAGAAGACCTGAAAAGTTGTCAAAATTTAAGGCTATACTGGTAATAGGTAGAGCCCAATCGCCATTGCTAGAATCTGCATAAGCAGAAGGCTTTACATAAATTAGGAGCAGATCAGGAATATTAGGAAGAGTAATAGTTTGAGATTGAATGAGTTCTCCAGGAGTTGCATAATTTGCAGAAGAAGGAATAGCTGCTCCATTAGTCGTAATATAACGAGGGTATTCCATATAAGGAACAATACTCTTAGGAGGAAGAGGAATGTCTAGGGAAGGAGTTAGGAATTGCACAGCAAGAGAAGGTTTAGCTGCCCAAGGACCAGAGAAAAATCCAGCTCCCCAAGCTAGAGCAGGAGCACTAAAAGGAGCACATAAAGTTCCAACAGAAGATTCTACCGTCTTACTCATAGAAGTACGGAACACACGAGAAGGACCCGTTAGATTCATTTGAACCTGAAAATTTTGTACACCAAATAATCCAGTAGAAAGTTCATATTGGTCAGAAAAAATAAAAGGAGGAAGAAGAAGCTTTTCTACAGAAGAAACAGCTACATAGAAAGTTAGAACACGAGTTTCTGTGGCATTAAGAGCCGCAGTAAGAAAGGGCTGACCATTTAAGTAAGACACAGTTCCAGGACTCGTTCCACCAACACCACCAGTAGGAGTTCCCGCACCAGAAGAAGGCTGGGGAATATTTCCTGCTGCCGTAGTAGCATAATAAAATCCATTAAATCCACCATTAGGCACTTCATCAGATGCAGTAGTTTCTGCCCAAGTTTGAAGAGGGGAATTTGTTACTACACTAGAATCAGGGTATAGTGCATAACGATCAAGCATCGTTGGGCAAGAACGCATACGACGAGCATCACGCATGTCAGCAAGACGAAGAACCTGAGGAAGAACATCCTGAGTATTTACAGTTACAGTTGCATCGTTAATAGTTGCTGACATTTGAGTTGTAGACTGGTGAAGAGGAAATGCAGCAGGGGCTACAAGTCCTTGAAGAGGAGTATTTGCAGGAATGGCAAGACCAGCAGGGGCAGTTAGGAGAACAGTTAAAGTTGCTACCTGAACACCCTGCCATTGAACAGCACGATCTACAAATACGTTTTCAGAAGGAACCTGGACGTTAAACTGGCAAGAAGAAACATCAGCAGTTTGAGCTTGGAAGGACACATTCGTTAGAGAAAGTGCACCCTTCTCGACTGCATACTGAGGCTTCGTTTGAACAATACGAGGATCATAAACAGAAAATTTTTCAACTTCGGTTGCCATTTTTATTATAGAGAAAGTAAATTATTTTTGAAACTTACGCCGATTTAATACAGCTGATTTTTTTCTTAAAAAGAAGTCGGAATGACACTGAACCTTGATTCGGCAGACGCAAAGGAATTAGAGAATTTGTTAGTCGATTGCGCCAATAAATATTAATGTCTACATCTTTAATTCCATCATGAGAAGGATCTAGAGAAGAATATTTAGGAACTAAAGGTTCATACAAAACCCATCCTTTCCAGAAATCAGCTCTTAAAGCATCAATAGGAGTTTCAATCAAAACTTTTTGGAATGATCCTGAGCTTGACCGTTGGTCTCCAATATTTGCAGTACCAAGAACAATAGGATTTGCCATTTGTTCATTTCTTACTGGAATTTGAGTAGTAGCCAATACAAAAGAAGCACAAGGTGACCAAAGACTTCCTGTAGAAACAAAATCCTGAACAAGTCGTACAAAAATTCCAGTGGCAATTGGTGTATAATCAAAAGGATTTGCTAATTGAAAAATTGAAGTTTTAGGTACAGTTCTCAAAGCAATACCTACTTGAGTATTTTCATCAGTAATTGTGTCATCAAGTAAATCTCTTGGTAAACCCATGTCAATAACAATTTCAGGAAGAATTGCTGCTGTTAAATTCCAAGGTTGATTTACGCTATAATAAATTGAACAAAAATTTGTTAGAAGATTTTCTAGATTTGAATTCATACCTACAAATGAATATTCTCCATCCAAATATGTTGCTGTAGGAGCATAACTTATACTATAAGGTGCACTCAAAGCAACTCCTACAGGAGCCATACAAGTTTTAGAATCTTGATTTACTGAAAATAATCCAGTAGTTTGATCAAATTCAAACCAAGGACATTGAGTTCCAATTGTTGGATTAGCAGTTTTTGCAGTTTGCCAAGCAGTTCTTAATGCTGTATTTACAATTGAAATCCAATGAGTATAAGAATAACAATAATAATAATCAGATTCTACTTGAACAGGACCTAGGGCAGGACGTTCAGTAAATTTGGCATTATTTTCAGTTACCCAAATTAGAGGAATAGTTACAACAGAATAAGAATCACCAGCAGTTCCAGTATAAACACCAAAACTTACCGTATATACAGTAGTATTAATGTCTGTGGCCGGATCCGCAATAATTGGAATAAATAATGGTAGATTCTTAGTTGCTCCATTAAATGAAAAATTTTCAACAGAAACTTCATAATTAGAAGAATCTACAACTAAAGCAGTTTCTCTTGAATCTTGAAATCTAATTTCAGGATTGTCTGATTGAATGTCTACATCTGTAGAATTGTTAATAATTGTTCCGTTGTAATATACACGATCAGGAGTTGCTTGTTTTCCTTCAATCTTAACACTGCTAAAGGACATTTGTTAATTAGCAGTGTTTTTTTTCTTAGAGTTACTTACCTATTAAATTATAAGTAAAGGCTGAAACAAATTTGTCTGGTGCTAAACCTGTAGATTTTACTAATTTAATATATTCTGGTAATCTTAAATGTTTGAAATATAATCTGGTTGTACAATGACGTCCACAAGTATTCATATTCATTTTGTCTTTTTGAAAGGGAAATGCATTAGATTTAACTTCATAAGAACTTTCATCTAAAAGTTGAGTTAATTTCTTTGATGCTTGACCTAATTCTTTTAATTTTTTTGGAGTTAACCATTTAGATTCTCCATCTGGTCTGTAATTACCATAAGGATCAAAATATTCAATTATATTAGAATTTCTATAATTTAATAAACAAACCCAATGACCAGTATTTGCATTTTCTGTTAGGTACAAAAGCATAAGACGTCCTTTTTCATCTAAAACATCATCAATTGTTTTAGCATTTAATAAATCTGTATAAGCAATAATTTTTAGAGTTGGAATCATTTTCTGAATGTCATCTTCTGAAAGAGAATATGATTCTATTTCTGGCATTCTGTCTTCTAATGCTTCAGCTTGTTGAATTGCTCGTTGTAATTCAACTGGTTTACGAGAAAAAGGAATACCTTTTAGTTCTGTTCTGTACCCTTGTTTTTTACCTAATTTATACGGAACAATTAACAAGTCCATTATTTAAAGCTTAGAAAACTTTAGTATTTATATTTTCGTGGTCTTCCTGCTTTCTTTCTACCAAGACCAGCAAGTTCACCATAAGCTTCATCTTCATTCATAGCTAGTTGTTCAGGAAATCTACCAAGTGGTTGTTGTTGTTGAGGTTGAGGAAAATAGATTAGATCAGGTTCTTCAGCTGCAAAAGGAACAATTTCTGCAGGAGCTTCACGAGGAAATCCACGTTGAACTTCACGTGGAGGTTCACCTTCAAAAGTTCTACCAAGTACAGGAGGTTGAACAGCTTGAATTGCTGCTTGACGTTCAGGACCAACTACAGTAGGATTAAATTGAGCTGCTTGACTACCTAGTAAACGTGCACTTATTGTAGACATTACTTGTTCACGTGATGAATCAGATTCATAAATAGTTCTAGCAATTTCTTTAATTACTTGATCACAAAGTTGTAGAGTTTTATAAATTTGATCAATTAATCTTAGACGTTCTTCAGTAGCTTCAAAAGTAAATCCACGAATTTCACCATGTTCATTACGAACAGAAGGACGAACTGTAGCAATTAATTTTCCTACATTTTGCGCATATTCACCTAATTGAGAAGGTTGAATTTTTGCCCCATTTCTTAGTAAAGCTTGAAGAAGTTTATTTGTCTGGTCTGCAACTGCAGATGTAAATGAACCTGTGCCAAAAGAAATAAATAATTGTGTAAGAATTGTATTTAAATCTGTATAAGGAGAAGTCATAATAGTTGAATCTTTAGCAGGAAATCCACTAGAAGGGGCAGAATATTCTCCAGCACGTTCTTTCAAACGTTTAGCCAACCATTCTTGACCTTCTTTCGTATAAATACGGCCACCACGGAAAGCATTACCAGAAGTAGAATAATACATAGGAGAACCTTCAAAAATTCCATTTGGTACAGCTGAACGTGAAGCCGGACGTTCATAACGTTGAGAACGTTCAGTAGTATTTAAATGTCCTTCCATACCTGCTTTTGCTCGTTGAGTATTACGAACTCTTTGCATAGCAACTTCATATTCATGTTGAGCAAATGGTGAAGCTGAACCAATATTCGCTTGTAAAGGTTCTACTGGCATTTCATATAATGATCCTCTATGATTCATATGAAATGCTTGATCTGGAAAAGTCCAATGGAAATTCGGAGATGTTTGAAACGTCATTTATTTAATTCATCATATTAAAATTTCTTAATAAAGTCCATGTTCTTTTACGTATTTAGAAGCTTGAGGAAGAGACAGACCCTTTTCTCGCATTACTTTCTTTACAATTGCTCCACGAGCAGAAGACTTCTTTCCACCCTTATTACTATTTGGCACACTCATAGCAAATCCAGAATTCATAGGAAATCCAGAATTCATAGCAAATCCAGAATTCTTAGGTACATCCATAGGAAAACCTTCATTAGCCATAAATTGTTGCTTTTCACGTTTCATTTCTGCCTTTGACATTGGTTTCATAGAAGGAGCTAGATTTACTCCATATTCTTTCATTCCATTAGAATCATCATAAAATTCTTCTTCCATACCTCCAGGAGATCTAGCTACTCCATATTCCATTGATGAAAAAGCACCACCTCTTTTTCTACCTTTACTTGATGAAACACTAGGTTTAAAACTAGTTACTCCACCTTTTTTAAATTTTGCTAATGTTTTGTCTAATCCTCGTCTTGCTTCATCTGCAAGTCTTTTTGCTTCTTCAAGAGTAATTTTTCCAGAAGCAACATTTTCTTTTAGTCTTCGCATATATTGATGAAATTTAGCTACTATTTCACTAGTAGGATCAGTTAACACCATTTCTTCCATCATTTCCATAGCTCCACCTATTTTACGACGACCACCCTTAGAAGTTCTAGTAGAATCAGAAGGAGCAACTCCTCTAGAATAATCCATAGGTAAATCTTTAGAAGGAGGAGGAGAATATTGAACTTTAGAAGGAGGTTGAGCTCTAGAATAATCCATTCCTAAAGATCCGTAAGATTGTCCAGCAGGTGCCTTTCCAGTATAAGGAACCATTTCAGTAGAAGCCATCATAACAGGATCATCAATTTCTTCACCAAATATTCCATACGCACCACCACGCATGCATTCTTCTTCACTAGAATCTCCATCATCACAACCACATCTGTGTCTACCTAGACCTACTAAAGTTAAAAATGGTTGAACTTTGTCAAGAATTTGTTTACCAATAGGTTGAAGAGGACGAAGTTTCAATAAAGCAATAATTGATTTTCCATTTTCTCTAAACCAATTAAAAATTGATCTTAAATATGTATATGTCTTTTTCAAGAAATCTACAACTCTTTGAAAATTTTCAGAAGCAGTTGCTCCACCACGTATAGAACCATTACGTCCAGCACCAACAATTGCTTTGAGTTGTTTTGCATAATCCATAACTTGTTTTACTTTAGCAAAAATTCCAATACTAGGTTTAATAATACTGGTTAGAAATGATTTTGCATTCTTACGATCAGTAGCAGTTAATGCAGGATCATCCATATTGTCAATAATTTCATCTTGAATTGCTTCTTCAATTTCTGGTAGCTTTTTACTAACAAGTTCTATAAAATCAAATATTTTTTCTGCCATTTGAATAGCATCTTCTACTGGTTGAGGAATTTCAACTCCAAGAAAAGAACGACCACCAAGATTTAATGGTCTAATTCCAGCACCACCTCTCAGTTGAGCATCATATTTTTTTGCTTGACTAACTGACATAGCTCCTCCTCTACTTGCCATTTGTGTTTCAGCAGGGATTTTTTCCATTTGACCAGCACGAGCAGGAGCTTCAGATTCAGCCCATCTGTCAAATCCATCCTTCGTAAATGTAGCTTGAGAAGTACCACGTTCTGCAAGTTTACCACGAATATATTCAGTTTGGTCACCGGTAGACATTTGTTTTATACAACACATTTATTTTAACGGCAATTAACAAATGAATGATTGTGGCTGTGGAGGAGGTTCAGATTGTATTACCAAACATAAGAAGCAATTCAAAAAATGGGTAAAAGCAGAATTAAAAAGGCTTGATTGCGGATGTGGATGTGAAGGAAAAAAAAAATTTGAAGAAAAATATGGACCATTAGTTGGTGGAAAATTAAAAGATTGTCCTCCAGGATGGAGAAATGATGG